GCGGTGCGGTTCTTAGCCGCAGCCTTTTCGGCTGCTGCCTTAGCTAGTTCTGCTCTGATCGCTGGAGTAATACCAGAAGTATCTTTACCGCGGTTCATCTCAGCTTCGCCTATTGCTTGGAAGGCTTTTAAGTCTCCACGCGCTAGGGCTGCTAACTGACCAACGCCTACACCGAAGCGGCGTACGAAGGTGGCAAGTGCTGTAGAAGTCTTTTCAATTATGTTTAAGGTGTTAGTAAGTCCACCTTCACCGCCACCGCCAAGTGCTGCAAGTGCATCAAGTAAGCCACCGCCGATAATCTCTTTAGCGTTGTTAGCTGCTACAGATAAGCGTTGAAGTGATCCTGCGTAAGTATCTACTGAAGTCTGAGCCTGTCCGCCAAATAGATCGTTAATCCGCATTTGGACTTCTTCAAAGGACATAGCCTTTAGTTCAGCCTGAGTTAGCCCGATACCGTACTTAGCAAGTGCGCGAGTTTGTCCTACATAACCTTTGCTCAAATCGCCTGCGACCGAAACCACATCAGCGCCACTAGCTGCTGAAAGGTCTAGCGCTGTACGAAGTAAGGACTGGGCTTTAGCCACATCGCCTGTAGTAGTTAATAAGCGCTGAAAGGCTGGGCGTAGCTGGTCATCGAGTACACCGAATTGCTTTTCTAAATCGGCAATAAATGTACGAACCGAAGGATCTGCAAAGGCTAAGCCTAAGTTGTTTAAAGACTGAGTTAATACCCTGGCTGCTTTATCATCTGCTGCAAAGGCTTTAGCTGCATTGAAAGAAGAACGAGCCAAGCGCTGTGCTGTGAATAATCCTAAATAAGACTTAGCAAGTGTTTTAACCTGGTTATTAAGTCCGACAGTTGCTTTAGCGGCATCTGCGAAGGCTTTTTTCCCAGAGAATACCGTAGCAATATCTACTTTTAAATCAGCCATTATTTACCGTCTGTCCTTGCGTTGAACTCATTAGCAGAGTTTTGAATAGCCTTAGCAACTGCTCCTACTGCCTTCCCCTGATCTTCCGAGAAGGCTCTAAAGATTACGCGCCCAGTCATCTTGCGAGTAGCGCGACCTGCTTCACCTTGCTGGCGTGGTCGAGCGTTTACTAATTGACCAAGAGAGTTAGCGCGGTCGATGAATTGCTTACCAGCGTTAGGGTTAAGTGATTTATTCACTTTGTTAGATGTGTCGATGTAGTTACTGTATTTGCCGCGAGTGGATGCCTGTGATGGCTGACCGCCTGGGTTCTTACGCCCTGCAGTCTCGTAGATCGCTCCACCAGCCGATTTATTAACTATGCGAGCAAGCGATACGAAGCCACGCTTATTAGGCTTAGAAGGGCTTGTGGAGTATTTAACTCCACGCTTGGCTTCTGTTTGATCGTACTTAGGAAATACGCGGTATTTAACGGTATCAGCCGAGGCAGTAGCCTTAGTCCAGCCAGATAACATTTGACTATCTGCTGGCATGTAGCCGCGAGCCTTATTAGTCATAGGCTTTAATACTGCAGTCATTTGCTTAGTAGTCTGCTTAGCTAGATCAGGTTCGAACTCTCTCAGGGCTTTGCGGAGTTTATCTGCGCCTTTTAGCTCGACTGGCATCCGCTTGCTCCTTTGCTCTGTCCTTTAGGGCTTGTAATAAAGTCCTAAACATTGTGTGATCTAGTTCAATTAAAGTCTGTGGCGAGAGTCCTGTCTCTAGCGATAGTCTCGCTACGAGATAGGTGAAGGACTCTCGCGTTACTCCAAAGGGTCATCGTCAAGAACCTCAACTCGCGTTAAGGTTTCAAGGAATGACTCTCCGAAGGGTTTAACGGTCTCACCAGACCTACGGATCGCTTCCCAGCAAAGCCAGTAAACATCGCTCTGCTTTTCATCATCTCTAAAGGCTTTGTGAAAACCCTTCTTCGCATATTGCTCGAAGGCATACTCGATCGCTGGTGTGATCTGGTACTCGTTTACGCTTCCGTCTGCCCTTGTAACCTTTAGTTTTGCCATGCTTTGCCCCTTAGTTAGTTATTACGCTGTTGTTACTGCAACAGTACCGTTTACTGTCCAGGTTACGCTCTGTGTGCCAAGATCGCCAACTGCGCCGTTAATATCGGTTAGGTTATTGACTAGGCAGGACATTGTGTAAAGAGGGTTAGTAGCTGAGACCGCTGCTGAAGTCTGCTTTGCTGTGACTGTTACTGATGTTCCGTAAGCTGCTTGCAAAGTTGCTAGAACTTCGCCTGCTGCTGTGTCGTTTAGGAAATCGATAGTAACTGATGATGCTTCCAAGCCTTTAACGAACTTGTGACCTGTATCACCCATAGCGGTTACTTCGAGTTCATCAAAGGTACGGTTAATAGTGATGCTTGTAACATGATCTGAGAGATCCACCGAATTAACAGTAAGAACTTTAATTCCGAAACTGGGAAGTTTACTCACTGTCTGGCTATTGCCTGTTTGGTATAGTTTCCCGTCATACTCGAACTGAGTATTTTGCGGAACTATCGTATACCCTGAAGAAACCAGTTTGTTTCCTGCGCTTACTTCTTTATTTATATAAGCAATACCTTCTTGGACTGTGCTTATTGTTTGCGAGCGTAATTCGCCCGTTGGCGTTGCGGATACTACTTGATACGCGGTCTGTTGTGGCGGTAGACCTCCGCTTAATGGAGAACTAGACGCAGACGCAGGAGAAGGCGCGCTTATACCATCCCAACCGCCTCCTCCTCCCGTAAGGGGTGGTGAGGACGAAGAATCTCCGCGTGTGAGGAGATAGACGGCGAGAAGTCCTGCGCCTGCGATTGCAACGGTTGAAGTTTTCATGAGTACACCCATTTATTAAACCAATCAAAATTATCTAAGCCTGTAAGATTGCCGAGGCTTGCACGACGACGAATATATTTAAGATTCTCGTTCGTCACGTCGCTATCTTTTATAGAATAAGTAGTATTCCCGACGGTGATAAATTGTCTATCTGGTAGATTTTGATAACGGTTTATTGTGGCGTTTTGTCGTAGTGCGATATTCGAAACTCCTTCGACGGTTATCGGTTCATCTGCTCCAAATATATTTTTAGAGATAGATTTATAGATGAAATACCCTGCGATAAGCGTCGCGCCTGCAATTATAACTTTATCACCGGTATCCACACCGAGAACATATATGTTCTAGTATATATATTTTACTCTCTAAGTAATTTCAGAGCACGTACTTGTGTTTCTTCGTCGTACTGTAAAAGAATGTCGGGATAATGTGCACTTACGAATTCGCGTATTTCTTCGTCGGACATTTTTTTTGCTTTTTTAAGATAGATTGCCGGGATTTTTTCTTTGAGATTTCGTAATTCGTCGTCGGATAAATGTTTTCTATTAAGAACGTCATTTTGATGGGGTTGCGTATTGGGTGGTCTGGACATGGGTGTTCCCTGTCCAAATATATTTCCCAACATTCCAAGCAATAAATCTTCTGGGCTGTCGACGTCTTCGTCGTCTTCTTCTTCTTCATCATGTAGTTCATCCTCCATATCCTCTATTTGTTCTTCAAGAATACGCCTTTGTCGTTGTTGTTTTAACGATTGCAAACGGTCTTCGAGTGCTTCGAGTTCTTGACGCTGAATCGCTTTCTGCAATTGCTTCGCTTTTGCTAGTTCGCGGTCTTCATCGTTGAAAACGTGCGCTCCGCGTGGTTGAGTAGACCGTTTAAAGAGCTTATCAAGACCAAACCACGCCATAAGCCAGAGAACTATTAAGACTTGTATATATATCTTTCGTATCTATAACTATCACTCTTCACCGCGCGAACGAGCGTCGATATATTCTTCGTTTAAACGAACGATAGACCATCAAGAATCGATAAACGTGTCTAGGGGTACGCTCACTAAGGCTAGGTTACGAACGTGTCTTATTTTGGCTAAAAAGTGGCTTTATGGCTTTATTTTACACCCCCCTAGGCATCTCCACCCTCGCGCCGTTCCGGCCGGAACGTATATTCTACAAAATATATATCGCAACATGTTCAATCGGTTGTATGATTTTCAACCATCAATTTGTTTAAATATACGAACGACCGCTAGTCGAGGGTGGAGATGCCTAGGGGTGGGGCAGATGCGCAAGCGTCTGCCCCATTCCTTCGCTTTCTATTCCACCGGAGGAAAAACCCTATGGGAAGATACGACATAACGAACGACACCAACGGCACGACCACGGTCGCATTGTGGAAAGTAAACGACGAGTACCCAAAAGTACCGCTTAGTGGATTTACCGAGTCAGGGACGGACGAATCGCCATCGCTTGAGTGTATGGACGATGCAGGCACAAAGTACACACTTTTTGGGGCTTGGCCTCGTAACGTACAGAAGTGCGTTCGACAATGGGGCGCGAACGTCGGTCAGTGGGAAGACGCTGTGCTTGCTATCGGGAAGAACGGCCGACAGCTCGAACTAGTACCATTACAACCGCTATAAATATTCATCGAAGACATTGTCTTTCCTTTTTTTATTTCTTCTCTATCGTTTCTCGTAGCGCATAAATCGATGCCGTATTCTGTTTAATCGTGGTTTCCAGACGAACCAGTAAATACCCCGTAACCAAGAAACTAAAGAGAACCTGTACGCCTTGACTGGTGAGTACTTCTTCAAACCCCATCATCTCAACCTTTTTTAGAAAGAACCAACGCGCTTATTTTATCCATCTCATCGCTATTAAGGTCGCGATTGAATGTCACAAACCCTTCGCTGTCGGTTGTTATTTCTTCGACAGAATTGTTTAAGGTTGCTTTTATTTCTTCGTGTGTTGGCAGTACGGGTTTTTTAGCGTACCAAGTCATCGTGTTAGCGTTTAGTGCTTTCATCCGAAGTTCCTCCCGAAGATTTCGAACTTTGTTCCAGTAGGAAAGTTTTTTGCGCCGCTGTTAAAGAATGTGAAAGACGTTATTTGTGTTTGCGCTGTGCTCGCTGTCCAGTCGCAATAAAGACCGCTCACGCTTCCGCTTCCGGCGTTACAGGCGAGAATATACCCGTGAGTGTATCCGTTGCTTGCATTGGCGGTTTTACCCATGATGCGAAAATAAATAGCGTGTACCATATCACCGCCTAAATCACACCCGATAATGGACGTGCTCGTAGCCGCGACGCAGGTCGTACCACTGAAGTATTTACTCCGGTAGTTTGAACCAGTATCGCCGTTTATTTGCATACGTAGCTGGTCGCCTGCTCCTGTATTTGATACTCTACCTACAACGATATATTCGTCGTATGCGCTTAACGAGCTGGACGTTATCGTAGACACTCCCGAAGGCGTTAATGTTTCTAAGTGTGTAAGACCTTCGCCAGGTGGTGCGCTCCATTGTGGGTTAGCTCCTGTGCCGAGCGTTTGCAAGTATTGGCCACTTGTACCAAACCCTAGTTTAGCCCATACGCCTGACGCTCCAGCATAGAGTATATCACCTTGTGTACCTGGTTTAAGCTGTAACGCTCCCGTCGTCGTATTCTTATTAAGTAGGATGTCGTCGGGTGGAATAAACGGGCTTGCAAGGGTGGTCGTCATGCTTCGAACAACTCCACTACCGCCACTTGTCCGGCTCCGCTTGCGATGGCTTGTATGTTGCCTTGATACACGCCTTTTCCGTTTGTATCGAGGCTTTGCAAAAAGAACTGGTTCTGGATAAGAACAATTCCTTGATTAACCGCAGGCGCGCTATCTCCAAGAACCAGCGTTACCGTGACTCCTGCGGTGATAGGAATAAGAGAAAAAAAAGAACGCTTCGCTTTACCCAGTCGAGTAGGAGAAACTACCGACGCCGTACCGCTTACGCTTAATAGCTGTGGGCTGGTGTTCTCTATGTCTGCGTTCTCGACTGGTATGGCCAAGTTTACACCTCTGCGAGCTGTACCTTTCGCCCTCGTGAGATGGCGATAGGTGGGAAACTTCGGCTTTGAAGGCTGTTGAGTAGGTTCGCCCAACTCATGATAGAGTTACGAACCGGAGCGTCGTCGAGCCACAACACGAGGGCGGTAGTATCGACGATTCCCGTCGTTACTGATACGTCCACGAGTTGCATATTCTCGGGTGCGGTGATGAACGTCACGCTACCGCTACCTGCGACGCCTGTCGTCGCCCACGTAACGAATGCGTTCGCTACATCGCTGTTATAGATACTGTACGAATAGATTGCGCCAGATGCTCCTCTGAATGTGAGGGTTCCGGTCTTTGGTGTTGCCGCCATAGGTCACCTACAAATATTGAAGTCCGTTGTTTGAACTTCCACTGTCGTTGAACATTCCGCCAAGTGCGCCAGTTGCGATAGCTTCGCCGACACGTGCGTTCTCAATAACTAATCCCTTTCGGGCAACGTTACCGAGCATACCCTTGCCTGCATACTTCGCTACTAGGTAGCACACCGCGCCCATACCAACCTCGTCAGCCAATCCCATAGGGATAGGTAACTTGCTGGTCGCTGGCGCGATAAGGTAGGTGGTCTTTTGTAGTACTGCACCGTAGAACATGGCGCGACCTGT